CGTTGGGTATGCGGGTTGAAACGGAGCCTTCGCATATTTTTTCACCCCATCGATCGATGTGCGGATGGTTTGGTCCGTGCGGTCCCAAATCTCGATCGCTCGCAAAAAGCTCGGAGACTCTTCGGTGCCGATGTTGGTGACGAAGGCTTGCGCGCTCTCCGCCGTCAGCATGCCCTGCGGCAGCACGTTGTCGATATCCCGCGTGGTGAGCTCTTTGGGCGCGACCTGATAATATTTTTTGGCCGTCTTGATATCTTCGACCGATAGATCCGGGAAGCGCTCAAGCGCCTCCTCCTCCTCGAAGAACATTTCGTTGCCAACCCAATTCGCATCGAGATAGTCCTCGATGCACTCCACATCCACCGATACTTGCATGTTCTCGGTTTTGATGAAGTCGATCACAAACATTTTGTTGACGGCAAGCTCGAGTTTTTTCTCAAGATCCTCCACCAGAATCCGCTTCTCTTCGAGCTCGGCCTCCGTCGTTGCGGGATCCGCAAAGCTCGGATCATCGAGCATCTTCTCCGTGGCTTCGAGCCGCGCCACGAGCTCGCGCGCATCGTTGAGCGCCGTCTCCACTTCTGCGTTGGGGCGCTTCTCGGTATTCATCACGCACTTGAACCAACCCTCCGCGGTGGACAGCACGGAGCGCACGCCTTTTTTCGCGGCCTTTTTGAGCTTCCCCTTTTTCCAGAGGTAGGAGATCATGATCTCCAGCGTCCTGGCGAACGTATCCATTTGATACGTGCCTTGCTCATCCACCTGCGGGGACTTCGATACGGACACGTCCGGATCGCGCGCGTAGAGTAGCGCCGTCAGAATGTCGATGAATGCGCCGATCAGATTCGTGGTGACTGCCCACGCGAGATCACTGGTGCCCGCGGCGTAGCGCCGATCGATCGCTACTTGCTTCCTAAAATTCTCATCGAACTTTCGGGCCTGATCGTATTTTTTCCAGAGCTTTTTGACTAGCTCCTCTTCCTCGGCGGGAGTCAAGCCCTCTTCGGCATCGGGCTCCACGCCCTCTTCGTCCATGCCGCCAATGGCGGCTTGGCGGGGATCCGATTGGATCCCCGCCATCCCTCCCGGCGCTGAGGCCGATGCTCCCGATGTGGCCATCGATCAGAGGAAACGTGTCAACGCAATGACGATGCCCACGGCGATCGGCCAATACTTCTCGATGATGCCAACATCCTTTGCGGCGATCGCGCTCACGTCCGTCCGGATTGAGGCGATCTTGTTCTCGATGCTTACGAGCCACGAGCTCGGCACTGAGACGGTGGCGGGCGCCAGAGCCGGTGCGCTTCCGGCGACGTTACCGAGCGCTGATTGCGCCGATTGTGCCGGCTGCACCGCGACCTTGGCCGCGGCCTGGTTGGCGATATCACGCTGCATGGGGGACTTCTGCAAATCTTCGTTCATGGTGTTCTCCGTGGGATGGGCTGAGGCGTGCCCGGCACCGCATTCGATACCGGACCTTTTGGAAGCGGCGCCACCTTGGGCGGGATGGGGGCAATGGTCGGAGCTCCGGGCGGTGCGGGATCGGTCACACCTTCGGTGCCGGCCGCTTCCTCCGCGATCTCGGAAGCCTCGCCACCTTCCGTGGTTTCCGCTTCGAGCTCAGCGGCATCCGCCGCCTCCGCATCTGCGGTAGCTTTGGCTGCCGCATCGGCCGCGGCTTTCGCAGCCGCCGCCTGTTTGTTCGCCTCATCGGTGGCCGCTTGTGCTGCGGCTTTTTTCTTGGCTTGCTCGTTCTTGGCTTCGAGCACGCGCCGGTTGTGTGCGGCGATCACGGACTGATCGGGTTTCAATTTCGGTGCCAATCCCGTGGGCTCGTTTTTGGCGGGGCCCTTCACCTTTTGCTGCGGGACGGCTTCGGCCGCTCCGGTATCGCTCGTGATCACGGAGGGAAGGCCCGCGCGGTAGCGGATACTCATGCGAAAAACCTCTCTTTAGGCTTTTGATTGCGTTCGTTAAATTCGAGCCACGCCTCGGTGAAGGGCACGAGGATATCCCGACGCGGGGGTGCAGGCAAATTAGCGGCATACATTTTGTCAACGCCCCTCCCCAAGAGCCCGCACACGTCCGCCGCGTCATCGTGCTTTCCCGCGGGAAACTTGATCAATTGATCGATCACGTGGTCCACCCACTTTTTCCTGAGCGGCCAATGCACGGTGCGCGAGGTATAGCGCGCGTGAAACGCCTGGAGCTTCATGGACTTGTCTTGAATCGAGGGGAGCATCTCCAGCGCCACGAAGGTGCGCTTTCGGCGCATCTCGCTTCTGATAGCCGGAGATATCGCCTTGTCGATGATGCCGCCTTCGTTCCACCAGCGGGCGGGCTTGTAGAGCCCCACGAGCCGCAGGAATTGCCGGATCCCTACGTCCGTCTCGCACTGATCGAACCACCAATCGATGATCCAGATATCGCCGATGCCGTCATAGCCGATCACGCCATGTTCGGTGAAGTCGGGTTCCTTTTTCCCCGGCGTCACTTCCATCGTGGCGTAGTCCGAGGCCCCGTAGATGCGGAGCGAGGAGGGTAGGCAGCGGTAGCTTCGATCTCTCAAGTGAATAGTTCCACGGCTTCATCCGATCGCGGGAGCCATGGATCGTACCATTGCAAATGCTCTCTGGTGAAATGGATGCCCATGAAGGGCGCGGGGCGCTGCTGAAAGAGCGCGGCCCACGTGCGCGCAGCCCGGGGATCATCGCGCCACGTGCTCCAGTGCGCCCGCGGGAACCACTCCGGCCACAAGAACTCCCCAATCTGCCGCCCGAGGGGATCATCGTGGCGCTCCGCTTCCGCGGGGATGCAGAGCACGCGCCAAATCTGGCCATCGCGGCAATGGATCGGTCCCGATTCGCCCTCGTAGCTCTCCGGCAGGATCGAGCCCACCAAATCGTCCTCGTGCCAGCGGGTCATGATCAGAATGACGCTCATCCACGGCTTCGCGCGCGTCATCGCCGTGTCCGTGTACTCCGCCCATATCTTTTCGCGGATGGTGGCGGAGTCCGCTTGCTCACGGTTCTGCACCACATCATCGAGCACGAGTAGATCGCAACGATTACCCGTGATACCAGCTAGGAGACCAGCGGCCATGAAGGAGCTGCCGTTGGATAAGCTCCAATCGTCTACGGCCCGCTGATCGTCCATCAACAAGGGCCGGCGCGGCCAGAGGGCAGTGTACCCTGCGGAACGGCAGATTGATCTGACCTTGCGGGATTGCTTGGCCGCGATCGAAGTGCCATACGAGCCCAAAATGACTTGGCAGTTTCGCCTCCTCCCCATGGCCCAAGAGGTACCCACCACACTCGCATAGGTGGATTTGGCGGAGCCAGGTGGCGCCATGATGATCGAGCGGCCGCGCGGTGTTTCGATGCATGTCTGGATCTCCCGCATCATCAATTCGTGATGGATAGCTGTAGCTACCTCCAACGGCTCGTAGGTCACGATCTCGCGCTCTTCGCGATCGATCAGCCGCCCTTCCGTGAGGATGCCATCTATCTCTATCTCCTCCACCGGATCATCGAACGCCGCATTCGGCACGCCTGGGATATCGATCACCTTGGAGTACGCCACCAAATCCACGCGCGCCCGCTGGCGGCGGAGCATCTCCTGCGCGGCGTATTCGGGGGTGAGGAGCTCAGCCACGGGGCGCTCGCGGCCTAACGGAGGAGCGGGTGGAGTGGTAGCTCAGAGTCAAAATCGTCGGCGCTAGCCGGATCGCCGGATAAGGGATCGCCGGATAAGAGATCCTGACGGCTCTCGTACTCCGGCCGGCGCGCGGGCTCTAATTGGACGTTGGGATCGATCGTGGTGAGCGGCTGTGCCGGCGAGAGCCGGGGCAGCGCCTTGCCCTCAATGATCGCCACGAGCTCCGCATCCGTCTTAGCCGCAGCTAACTGCCGAAGCTTCCCGCCCGATGGCGCCACGATCAATGCCTGCGAGGGTTTGCCGTAGCCGCGATCGAGCAAGTCACTGGCTGCGCGGATGCGATCTCGCGGCTCGTGGATCTCATTATCCATGATCTCCGCAAGCACTTCGATCGCGCGCTCCGCGTGGGGGCGAGCGATCTCCTCTAAGCCGTGATCCGTCGATTTTGAGAGGGCCATGGGGGTGGCAGGCTACCAGATTCGCGCTCGCGGCAAAAAGAGGTTCTCCCCCGGGGGGTGTCTCAGTTGTTACAAATCGTCATGTAGTATGCGCCCCTTGATCTTGCAACTAAGCGCCGGCTCGCGTCCTCCACCCCTTGGGTCCCCAAAAGAGGGGGCCACCCCTCCCTCACTTCCCGCCGCGTAAGGCAGGCACCCCGCGGCCATCGGCATTATGGCAAATCAAGCGGCACTATGTGATGTGTAACATGTGAGACATGGGCTAGTTGCTGTGTTTCACGTGCGCCCTGGTCGGTGTAACTCTGAAACATGGTGTTATTTGACATTTGAAAATTATTGTTAAATAACACCGTTACAAGTTACGTTCGGTTACGTTTGAAATGCTGCCCGGCTCCCGACATGTAACCACGCTCCCGCAGCGGGAAAAGCACATTATTGTTACATTGTTTTATTGTTTTATTTGAAAGTAGAGAGTTAATAGCTGGAATAATCTGTATAGCCTTGCGACTTGCGCTTTCAAACGTAACCAATAAAACAACGTAACCAGCCGTCCGCTAGGTCGATTTCAGACACCAAATAAAACACTCAAATAAAACATAACAGACGTAATAAAACATTTTTTCGCGCTTTACAGCGCTTGCAATTTGTAACAAACTCAGGGTTTTTGGAGCTCCACGCCATGCCTTACGCCAAACCCCGCGCGCAACTAGCTATCCTCGCGCAACGCGCCGTCCCGCTACGTGACAAAGGCGCATCGCTGCGCTTGATTGCCGCATTGCTCGATACCAATGCCCCGCGCGTCCTGCGAGCTTTGCGGGCAATCAGCCACCCCTCAATCGATAAACCACGCAAGGAACGGCGCGGCGAAGTCGCCGAGCTCATACGGGATGGCACGCGCGCCCTGGAGCTCCGCAAAGCGGGGCATTCCATTGAAACGGTGTTAATGGCGATCGGTGGTTCACGGCCACGGCTGTATCGAGCGATGCGCCGGGCTCAGGAAAGTCAACTAGATTCGTTACTAAAGTGAGACATGCTCCGCAGTTTTGAAAAATAGTCGCTCAGAGGTGATAGCTTTTGCTACCATTCACGCGTTGGATCTGCCAACACGGCAGCGGGCCCGGCGTCCCGCAACATCGAAAGGAAACTGAATCATGACCACATTGATGCAAGCTCATACGCAATGGTTGTCTCGCCCCGCCGATGAGCGCTTTTTGTCTCTGACCGCATTGGCTGACTTTTGCACGGCGCAACGCCGTGCATCGGTGGCCAAAGTCGTGAGC